CAAGAAGTCAGACAGTTTACTTGCTTCTTTGAAGTATTCAATATGACCACTATGTATTGGATCGAAACCGCCTGTAACAAGCGTAAGTTTTTTAACAAACATAATTAACAATCATTAAAGGACTTTGCTATCTCTCCTCCGACTTCTGCTCCTTTGTTACCACCAAGCATTGCAACCCAACCAGCAGCTAACCAGCCTACTATTGGTACTTGGGACACAGCCGGTGCAGCTTTTGTTCCGATAGATGTTCCTATCAACCTACCAGTAGATTCTCCAGCTCCTTCAGTTTTAATACAAGCAATCATCTCATCAGTGATTACTTCTCCTTCTTTAGAGCCTACTTTACCAAGAATAGTATTCTCTTCGTACAAATCTACTTCCTCTGTTTTATTTCCAAAGAGTCCTTTGGGAGTAGATGTTGTTGTGCGAGTTATAAGTTTCTTTGGATCGTTTGCTCTGTAAGAAAGCGTATATCCATTTTTAGTTGCTGTTAAACGATAAGAAGTATAAGGACCAACTGGTATATCAAAAGAAGGTATTGATTTATGATTTGCTGTACTCACCAAATAAGTAACCAAGGAGATGTTGGATGCACCTAATAAAAGAGCAAGAGAGATTGAAAAGATAGATAATCTTTTGTTTTCTCTGTTACTATACATTTTTCTTAGTATCCGTAGTAATTTTTAGAGGAGCTTGTTCTATTCTAATTATTTGTGTAGGAACAGATGCTGTAGATCCTACGGCCTTATCATCTTTCTTTTTCTTACCACCTGGAGTCACGTTAAAAGTTGCTAGGCAACCCGTGAAAACACTGGCTATGAAAGTGATATCCTTGGGTGCTTTATCACTAGAGATGCCCGGTAAAGAGATGTAGTTCAATGAAATTATGAATCCGGCCCAGACCATAACGCCCAGCCGAATAAAGGTGCCAAGAATAGCTAACTGCTCTTCTTTATCGTCAATAGCCTCTTTTAATTTACTAAGAGGATTTTTTGATTCCTGTTTATCTTTTGTAGCTTCCATTTATAAACGTGTCGCTACAACAAGTCTAAGCTATTACTTCTTTGTGACCGTGTAACCTAGTCCTTTCTTGACCATGTTCAAGGCAGCATCGTCTAATTCTGTATCTGTAGATTGAACTAATTTTTCTAGTAATTCAATCACTAACTTCTTAACTGGCTCTGAAGTAGCAAATTTTATCAATATTGGTTTAATTAAAGCAATCATTGTTTTATATGGTTAACACTCCTATTCTAGAGCCTTTTCTTGTAAAAGAAAAACGATTTATGTTCTTCGGATATCACCCAAGGTATGTCTTCATGTGTTGCAAACCATTTCTTATAAATCCTGAATAGCTGATCTGCTTTTGCACCTTCAGCTCTAAATACTAATGAATCTCCGTCAGGTATTTCCTTTATCCAATCTTTTGCAGCATTTACAGCTATACGTAAGGCTTTTACATCTCTTTTTTTAGGATGAGAATTATTTAACTTTTTTACTCTTTTTCTTTTATTTCTTTCTCTTATCCAATCATTTAAGGCTCTGTTACTTCTAGAAGCTACCATTCCCACCAACCAAAAGTATCCTCCTGCAGGAAACTTGAAAGGCCTTCTTATAACTTTAAATCTATCTCCGTTAGACAGTTTAGCAGTTATTACTTTATTTTTTCTTCTTACCCTATACGTCATAAACCTTACATTGTGGTAAGTAAGGCATTAGTTCACATGTTTTTTTAAATTTATCTGTCATACTTTTTCTATTGACTGTTTTTGCTTTAGCGTCTAACAGTAAGTTATAGAGTTTTGTAGCATTCATTTTTACAATGTGGTTGTATAAGCTGTTAAGAATTCTGGGAAAGGTTCATCGGCTTGTCTTTCTCTACTCCATGCTGATTTCCATTCTGTTAATGAGTGATCATGAGCATCATCTCCAGTGAAGTTGGGAGTTGTGTCACAGATAATGTTATCCTGTGTGGCAGTATCTTCAAACAATAAACGTGTGAAGTCTTCTAATAGTAGAACTGGGAATGGATCTGAGATCTCAACTACTACACCTACAGAATAATCTACTGGTTCATTTCTGACACTAGATATACAAATTAAATATTCTCCTACAGGTAAAGCAAAGTATCTATCGTCTCCTCTATCTAATCGTCTTGCATCAAAGGTATGATATGAATCTGATTGTGCTCCTTGAACTGTTCCTAAGTAAGGATATTGTCTTACTCCCTCAGAATTAAATTGATCAATACTATCTGCCTGGAATATAGCTCTTCCTTCTATGGGATTTTTATTTAAATCGTAAGCAGAAATATTTATAAATTTAGGTTTAGTTGACCCGTTAGCAAGTATTATCCATCCAGCTGTCTCTAGCTTTACTTTAAACCAGTGGTTAAAAGAACCTCCTCCATATCCTCCACTATTAGGTCTAGATACAGGACCTAGATTTCCTGTAAGAAGTCTAATAGAAGTAGAACTGAAAGAACCCAATGGTAATGGATCATTTGACGTTCTCTGTCTCTGCGGCCTTTGACTTACACGAGTCATATTTTATTCTATAGTCCTACCCTTCATCATAATCTGGAGCAGCCTCCACATGCAAAGGATGTGCAATGGTTGATTTGTAAGAAGCTTTTATTACTTCCTGATCTCTATTTAACATCCTAGCTTTAGATATTCTCATTAATTTTTGAGCATCAAAATCAATATGAAAAGGAGTTAGTTTTGAAGGAGGAAAACCTGCATTCCAACTGGAGATCATATGCAAAGGATTGCCACACCATGGATTACCACATAAACGAGTGACACTCATAGATCCGATATCACCCCAAGCACACTGGTAGATGGCTTTGTGTGCATTTACATTCTCTGATTTTTGTCTACTATAAAATGTTCTGTAAGAAGGGAAACATATTCTATTAGGACTCTTATTCCCTGTTAGTTTCATATTCCAGCACTCATCAGGTTCTTTTATATCTATCTTTTTCCAAAGTTTATAATATTTATTTTTAAAATCATTACTCAAAAAGTTCAAATCAAAGCCACATATATTGGATTTAATCTTAACTACACATTCATAACACCAATGAAATTCTAAATCCCTTATTTCATGACCATGGGGGCATTGATATCCTCGATAATAACCATGATTATGTAACTCTGAATCAGTTAATTTATTAATGCTTTTTACACATCTAAAGTTTGTAGTTTCAAAAGTTTTTATTACATTAGCCATTATAATTTAAACCCCGAAGCCATAATCTTTTTATTAGATGGTGTCTTATAAGTCTCAATCAAAGGTGTCCTATTATCTTTAGTTTCTCCTAGGTGTTGTACGCTATGTGCATCAGGAGCGATTCCCATCCTTAAGTAATAAACAATACGATGAACCATGTACACTTCGTTATCAACGGAGACCATGTAATATCCAGTTGATTTGTTTAACTTACCAACCGGATCACCTGGTTTATTTCTTGCCTTATTTACCCTCCAAACTAACCCGTTCGGGCAGCAATTTGACAGCATAAATAACTCATTCAACCGCCAAATTGGGGGTAATGGTTTATAATTTCTTGACATAAAACTGAGAATGAACTAATTTTCTTTTTGATTTTAACTTAAATAACAATTTGTCAATAGTGTAATGTTTATTCACTGTTATTTACTGTCTTATGAGTCTATTAATAGACCTTACATTTAGTTATAAAATGTTATTTAGTTCACGACGAAAGTAAAAATATTTCATTCTTAGTTTTAATGAAAAGTAAAGAGAAAAGAAAACTCCCCCAGCTGTGATAGCAAGGGGAGTTATGCTTTGCAAACATGAACCTATGAACGAGGGTACCCAAATCCCTCAACTAGATTGTAACGCTCTTCCGTAGTCGTCTTCAAGTCTTTCTATATCTTCTTCATATAATTCTTTTCCGTGTTGTAATTCCAAGATAATTAGATCACCTTTAATTGCTTTTGCACGGTGCCAAGTATCAACTTCTATCTTAAATGTGTCTCTTGGATAAGCTAAATGCCATGTGTCATTACAAAACACAGATCCATGACCTGAAGCTATTGTCCATACTTCAGAACGATGATGATGTTTTTGTAAACTTATACGATTACCTTCTTCAATAAATATAGTTTTTATCTTAAAACCTTCTCCTTCCATAGTGGTTTGATACCATCCCCATGGTCTATAGATTTTTACGTAATAATTATTCTTATCTTCTTCTATTTGTCTTCTATTTATACAACAATTACAGTTACAATCTTCCCCCGGTTTGTTATTAGAATTCATTTAAATTACGCTTAAAACTTTATTATAAATACTATCAAGTTTTAGATCCAATCTTTCTAGCCTTTCTTCTCTTTTTAGGTTTAATACTTTCTTTATTTTCTACTACTGAATGATCTACGCCATTGAGCGTATCTTGGAACACTCCACCGAACTGTGATGCGATGTTTTTCCAGTGAAATTGAGAATCAGTAGCTCTTATGTAACAGAGTTCTGCTGTTGCTTCAAGCTTTCCTCTATCTTCATACAGTTCATTAAGGATGCGTGTGAGGTGATCAGCATCTGGGCAAGGCATCTCCCTAGCAAAAGTGGTGTCGACATCAACATGGTTGCAATCTATAAGTTGTCCGTAACCTTCGAATATCTCCTTACAAGAAGTATGGTTAGGCACTACCTGGGCAACCTTGCATGCTGCATGTTCAAAGTTCACCAGACCCCAGCCTTCGCCTTTACATGTATTTACGCCTACATCACATGCATTATATATAGTGTTCAGCATGTCCACTTCAACGTTAGGAGGGTCTTGAGTATTCGTGGTCATTATTATTCTCCCATTAGGATCTAATCCCTGTTTACGCATTTCCCTACTAAATAAGGGCATGATATCCCAACCCTGATCCTTCAATCCCATGTGTAGATACATCCTAGTCTCTGGTTTATCTACTGCAAACTTGGCAAATGCCTCACAGGTAATGTCTATTCTTTTACGGAATTGATTTCTGTTTCCGTTAAATACTATAAATAGATCATCAGCTAATTTTAATTTCTTTCTAGCTTCCTTTTTCTCTATTGGATAGAATTGACCTTCAGTCACGCCATGGGGGATCACAGCTATAGGCTTCTCTATGCCAGCTTTAATAAATTCTCTAGCCCCAAATTCCGTGTATGAGACGATTCCGTCCCAGTCATTAGCCGTATCTGTAAGACAACCCACCCAGTTATAAGAATCCATGGGAACATAGCCAACGAATTTAAACCTCCCATCTTTGTGCATATCTTGTATTTGTTTATATTGCTCATTAACAATCCACATATCATTGATAGTGAATATAATATCGGGTTCAATCTTCATTACTATTTCTCTAATACGCTCCTCACCAAAGGGTGCAGTCTGGAAACGATTAGAGGAGGGATACATTGTGTAGATCTTCTGTAGAGGAGAGGGATCTCCCCACCAATTGTTTCCTAAAACTGTTATATCAAAATCATCTTTAATGAAAGGTAATACGTTCTCTGTTACTCTTGCAAATCCTGTCTTAGCTACTATATCCCCAATCCATAAAAGCTTTGGTTTCGTGTTCATTTAAGATGTATATTCTTATCTAAATATACACAATTTTGAAGAGCGTTCCAAGTTTCTTACCAAACGAGAATTTGCTCCTAGTTTTAGATATAAATATTCCACTATTGCCTCAGGTCTAGCAGCGTTACCGCAGGTATAATAATCCATCGCACAGTAATTATATTCAGGCCAAGAATGCAGTGATGCGTGTGATTCTGCTAACAAAGCTAATAGCGTAACTCCTTGCGGTTCGAATTTATTTCCTGTTATTTTTAAAACAGTGGCATTACAGACTGAAAGTGATTCTTCAAACAGATCTTTCAATTGTTCGTAGTTATTTAGTAGCTCTGAATCACAACCATAGAAATCTAAAATTAAATGTTTTCCTGGTTCCATTAGGAATTTGATACTGGGTTATCTAATATCTTGCCATATTTTTCTCTCCACTGCTCTTTATTCAGACCAACCTCAATTATTGAAGGGTATGTGAGATACTTTTGGTCAGAGGTTCTACACGCAAGGTTGATGACTCTTACACCTCTACGTTCCTTCATCTTGTACACGTTCAGCCCTAGCTGGTGAACACATACGTCTATCAGCAGGGTTTCGAATCTACTTCTACCTAAGATGTTGCTATTGGAAGCTTTAGAAAACTCACAGTAACTTGCATACAACCATTTATCAGAAGCCATATACACACTTGAAGATCCAGCTGGGGCAGCTTTTGCCAGTCCTATCGGTGCAGAAGCGTTCTCATCAAATACCAAGCAATGCTCCATCCAGTCCATTATCTGGTTAGATTTAAGTATCTGTTCCCTATTATGCTTCGCAAAGAAGTCTACCTTTTGAGTTGTCTCCATTAAGTACTCTCTCATCTCTGCTTCAGGCATATCTAAGACCCAGTTAACTAGTCCAGCCAACATGCTAGAAAAGTCCCCAAATGGCCTTCCTTTGTCGTCCATGTCTATTAGGGTTCGTTGGTCTGCGGACTTGCCTAGGAAGGGCTTATCGAAGGGTATGGTGAGACGTCTGCGAGCTAACCCAGAGGTGGGATCGGTAGTCTGTATAGGTTCATTGGCAGTGATCATTACCAAGCCATTAAACTTGAATGGCTTCTGTGATCCCGACTGAAATTTTCTCTCGTGCCTTATCAAGTCTCTACCTGTTATAGCCTTCAATACGGATACAGAACCACCATATCTTTCTACATCATTGAATAGTAAAAGTTTTTTCTTATATAAGTTAGCTGTTTCAAAACGATTCTTCTCCAAATGCTCTAATGAGGAGATCATCGCATTATCATCTCCGACTAAAGCATGAGCCAAGTTAGCGTAAGTTGACTTACCTGATTTACCTGGCCCTACTATCTCTACAAATTTCTGGATATCTGAATGGCTTAAGAGTACCGCTCGCAACCATGCTCTGAGCACTTGCACCCTGTCCCAGTTACCATCTTGGACTCGCTTGAGCCACTTGACGATTGGTTCACAGGTTGCTTCTGGTGCGTAGTTGTAGGGCAACTGCTGGGTGAAGTGCATTTCCCTGTCGAAAGGCAGTAATTCTTTTGTTTCGATAGAGAGGATTCCATTTTTAAACAGTAAGTGTTTGTTGTCTTCATACCAGTCGTCAAAGATCTCAGAGATTCTAAGTTGCTCTACTAAATCGTTGACTAGATTCATACTGTAGCCACTGGGTAACAGATGGTCTTTTACTATATCTAATCTATGTTTAACTTCTCCTTTCATCTCTATGTCAGATAGAGCAGACCATAGACCTTTACTTTTATATTCGTAGATGAAGAAGCAGTTCTGGTTCTGACTATATTTAAGATTGCCTTTATAAGTCTGTAAGATTATCTGGGATATTACATCTGAGGAAGGGTTTCTTGGTTTCTGATCACGGCCTCTAGGTGATAGAGGAGCTGCTGCCATTTCTAATTTAGGCATTAAAGGGGTAGCTGTAAGTTTCACTTTTTTCTTCGGTTTATTCTCTAGTGGTTTTTGGTTTTGTAATTCTCTTAAACGTTTCTCATCTTCTTCTAGTTGGCTGTCATCAACACTCATACTCTTGTAATCTTCTGATGGCTTCCACCCGTGCTCTTTAGCTATATGTATCAGTGAACCAATTCCTCTGCCTCCTCCTTTGCTAAATGATAACCAACGTTTTTGACAGTCTCCCTTACGATACTTATCGGATTGCTGAGACCACTTGTCCCATTCTTCCAATAGAGAGTCATCCAAAGAATGAAGTGATTGTCCTATTGTTATCCAGATATCGTAATCATCAGTAGCTTCTGGGGGTAATGCCCACATAGCTTCTGTTGCCAGCTGCATATCACGCTCTAAATTAACTCTAGCATTAAGAGCGAATCCAGGACCGACTATACGGGTATGCTGATTAGATGGTATTCCTTGTTTTGCATTCTTATTTATAATGGCATTCATCAACCATGCCGGCAGATCAGGAAGCTTATCTGTATATTCAAATCCTTGATCCTTGGCTGTGTAGTAGCCCTGAGTATCAGGATGTAAACCCATCAAAACACCTTGATGTTTTTTCCAAAGTATTTCTAGCTTTTCTTTAGGTGCTTCAGCATGCCAAGTATATTTGTTACGTATGAAATGTTTATGCTGTTCTCTTTTCAGTTTGTATAGCTTTCGTTCTCTACCTTCCTTACCACTACAGATAGTAAGTGTCTTGGGTAAAGCTTCTTCTATAGAACTACCACATAAATCTTCTATGGCTTTATATACTGTAGGTCCATCTATATCAACCCAGACTAGACCATAGGGATGATTATAAACAGGACCGCCTAACAGACCTACAGCTTTACATTCTCCTGTAGTTAGTTCTTGTTCTATGTCTCTTACGCTAAAAGGTTGATTTTGCCAGCCTTTTACATAAGGATCTTTGTTCTTACCTAATGGAGTTAGTGGCCAATCAATAGGTATCCACTGAAGATTGAACTGCCCTGGCTTGAGTTCTTTTTTACTTTGATCGCTCATTATCTTCTTTTAAGAATATTTGAATTAAGAATGAAGGTCTGGAACAGAAAGATTCTATTGCTATTCCATTCTCCCTCCCTTGGACAGCATTTTCATCAATTCTTAAGGTTCTGTTCTCTTTATATGTCATTGAGTTTGAAGTTGAAATGTTTTCTTGGAAATTGTTCTTCTGCTATTCGGAAAGCGTGTAAGTGCATCTCGGTGGGAAGACAAAAACAGTCTCCATCAGACGCATTCATCATGCGTTCTTGAAGAGTTTTTATCCACTCACCGATAGAAATTCGGATGTCCATCGGTGTTTATTTCTCTTTGTATTTATAATCCTATCTCTTATTTACTAAGAAAACAATTACATTTACCTTGCAAATTATTAAGAATTAATCTTCAGAATCTTTTAACCATTTGGCTTTTAAACTTATTTCTCCGCCCAGCTTTGCAGCTTCTGACTTTGGGTCTTCGTGCGGCTTTTGTTCAAATATTGGTTCAAAACTTTCTTTTAATTCTTTATCAAATTTTATCTTATATTCCCTCTCTATTTTATCTAATCTAGCCTGTAATTTAGCTTCAAACCATAACTTTTTAAGCCAAGATATTATCCCTTTTATTAACTTTCTAAGTAACATTCTTCTAATTGTTTATAATATTCTTCAACAATTTTATACCAATCCTGTCTTAAAGAATTAAGGAATCCTCTTGATATTTTAAATATCTGAGTACGCTCTGGAGTTGATACTAATACAGCTGCTTGTTGCACCTTCATTCCTAATGTTTGTTCTATCGCAATGTCATACGCCGCAAGCTGTTTGCATGTTTTTTTAAATTTCATATAACCGCCTAATAAGTTTCTCCATTCTTTAGTTCCTTTCTCGTAATCTTTAGGCCATTTACGACTGTAAGGTCTGACGCTAGTTTTTAAATCAGCCAGAGTTAATTTATTATTTACTACTGCAATTATGTCAGGAGCACCTGCCCATGCTCTTCCCTGTCCATCTGCTCCCCATACCCGTGCTATATCATCACAACCTAGCGTGAATTTAAATCTATCTAATACAGGAGATTCAGCCCATAATACTTCAGTGAACTGATCTAATATCTTTGGTAAACCTGACCAGAAGTTTTGATACTCTTCATTTATTTCAGGTTCTTTATTGCCTTTTAAATATTGCTCCATTCCATAATGTATAGCTGTGCCTCTTTCTGCCGCCTTTTCTTTTACCCCTGGATTATTCTTAGACCACATTTCTAATTTCTTTTTATTTTGTTCTGACGCTGTTTCTGAAATTATTGTTGTTACCGAAGGTGCAGGTCCTGAGGGGAGAGGAGTTGTATAATGTCTTTTACCATTTAGTGTAATTCTTACTGGATTCTTGTTAATTTCTTCCAGAGAATTAACGTCTAAATTGTTATTTAGCATTAAATATTTGCTTGCCTAATTATAATTTATCAGAATAATTACAAAAAAGGTAATATTTTTTTGCCACTAATTTCAGTTATTGATATGCTTTAATTAAATGTCATTAATTAAATGCAATTAACTAAAGTTCGCTTTTACTATGGTGAACAAATTGGAGATAAATTTAAAGGTTTTGCGTATGATGATTACCCTTCTGATAAAGCAGACGATCACGAACAAAGTTTAAAGAAAGACAACATAGATTACGTGAGGATTGAGTTATGAAACTTAGACAACATGACAAATTAAAAGCAACATTTAAGAGTGATTCTAATTGGGAAGATTATTATGAAGAAATTAAACCTTTATTAGGGTTAAGAGAGTTAGGATTTACAAGAATATTTGAGTATTTAAATAACATAAAAGATCCTGTAATCGTAGAGACAGGAACGGTTCGTGAAGATTATAATTTTGAGGGAGATGGATGCTCAACTATTTTATTTGATAACTATATAGATAAGAAAGGAGGAACATTAATTACAGTAGATATTGACCCTGTTGCTTGTAAAAATGCACGTACTGTAACTACAAATGCGGAGGTAGTAGAAGCGGACTCAGTAGAGTATTTAGCTACCTTAGATGGTAAAGTTGATTTATTATATTTAGACTCATTTAATATATACAATTGGTTAGATGATTGGAAGGCATCAGCACATCATTTAAAAGAAATATTTGCTGCAAAAAATGTTATTAAAGAAGGAACATTAATCGTAGTTGATGATAATTTATATGTACCAAATTCAGAAGATAGTAAAAGAAAATCTGGTAAAGGAAGAATAATTCATGAACTTATGCAGTCTATAGGAATACCGACTTTCATAGATGGTTATCACATAGGTTGGATTTGGGAGGAGGCTGAATAAGAATGACTACATTAGTTGCTAATTTACCGCCTACAAAAGTCTGGGTAAGACGTGAGTATCTTCGAGATCTGAGAGATGGAGAAGGAGAATATACTCTTGGGTATTGGGTTACATGTAAATCTCTTACAGGTAGAGCATTATATTTTGAAACCTATCTTACAGAGTATGGGGCGTTGTATGACAAGTTACCTATCAGTGCTTTTCTTTCCTGGGACCCCGATCATCCTCATAAACCTGAACCTCCAAAACCTGATTTACCACTAACAGATTTACAATTTTGGAATGGGTTTGATACTGGTCTAACAGTTGTAGAAAAGAATCTCATATTTAATATGGATTTCGAAGTGATGACCAGAGATAACGGAATAATGAAAGGTACTTATCTATTTACTATTGATAACTATCATGCACATAGAAATGAACCAGATTTTTATTTTGCTGAATCTCCTGATGAACATAAGTCTCACAACATAATTGAGTTGGAGAATGGACAGATAGGTGCCTATCCAAACAATCGTTGTCGTATGACTGATCCTTCATTGAGTAACCATGACCTGAAAACTCCTGACTTCAAGGTATCTACCAGATACTTCAATGTAGAACATGTCCCCAAATGGGGAAGATTAGGGGAAGTTGATGATTATTTCTGGAAGACTCCTAATGAGACAGAAACGAAAGAGATAGATATGGAAGGTATATCTCCTGAAGTTTACAACGCAGTTGTAGAACAAGCAGAGCTGGAAGATGAAGCAGATATAGAAGACTATAAAAGAATAGGACTAACTGATTGAGATGCCTTGGTCTAAGGATAAAGATAGAATAAAAGCTAACTATAAAAAGTTAGTTGAATATAAAAAGAAACTTAGATGTACTCATTGTGGGGTAAGAGATCACAGAGTTATAGATTTTCATCATTTTAAAGATAAAGATGGACTGGTATCTAAGTTTGTATACCAAGGGTACAGCTGGGAAAGAGTGCAAAAAGAGATAGATAAATGTATTCCTTTATGTAGTAACTGCCATCGTATACATCATTCTGAAGAAGTTGCCTGAGTTAAAATTGTATTAAATAGTTTTTAACTAAAGGATTAAAAGTAATGGCTGGACAAATGTTAAATAAGGAGTTCTATAAATTAAGGAGAGATTTTAATCCTAGAGTAGTGCCTTCTGTAGATTTTATACCTGTTCCCGACGTTCCTGGAGAAATATATCCCGAATATAATATGCCATATCCTGATCCGTTTGGGGGTGAATTACCTTTAGATGCAGTTAAAGCTAATCCAAGACGTGGATCTAGCACAGATAAGAAAGAAGCTTTTCAAGATTTCTTAAATAGAGGTGGGAGCCAGCTAGTAGCTCAAGTTCCTTCCCAGATGCCCGGAGCAATGGGAGGAGGATTCAACCATGGAATAGCTGGGAATATGTCAGATATACAACAAATGCCTTATAGATATGGAGATCAAGGAGGCATACAACAGATGCCTTATAGAGGAGGAACTCCTTCCTTAATAGACTTCGGTAAAGGTCTTGAAGCTTTGAAGAAAGGAAAAGAAAGAGGAGGAGTTATGAATGACTCTACCTATGAAGCATTACAGATGTTACAGGGATATTAATTTAATTAGTCTCATTTAAAACTTGTAAGACTGTGCTCTTTTTAATAGCTGCTACGTCTTTTAGTCCATTAGCATCAAACCAAGGAGCGTTTTTCCAACTAAAACCTTTGCCTAAAGTATTGTCAGGAGCAGATATATACCAATGACATGCAGAATCAGGTACATCCACTGCACATTTAGACCAATCGTCATCCCACTGGGGAACCTGAACCCACAGTATTGAAGCCATTACCATTAATAAAATAGTTTTCATCCTTTTCGTAATGTAGCTTTAATCATCCAGGCAGATTTAAAAGCATTCCCACATAATTCAGCCATATAATTTTCTATATCTATTGCCTTTAATTTGTGTGCAGTTGCCTGTATTTTCTTTGTAGTTATACCTAAATTCTCTAAATTTTTATAATAAGTCATTAACATCTCTTCTGGTGCATAGCTTTTCACATGATCAAACTTTTTATTTGCATCCATCAAACCTTCATGGCACATGGGTAATAAGTAATCCATTGATCTAATATATTCTCCTATGTCATCAAATTCTTTCAAATGTAATTCATATTGTTTTTTTAAAAACTTATGAACAGCTAGAAAATTATTTGCTTCATAGTTAAGATGAATCAAATGAGATTGTATTTGTAATTCATGAATGTAAGCAGCAAGACCTATAAGCGTCTGAATGAAGGCACCTACGTCATCTTTAGCAGAAGGTTTCTTTTTAGCAGGTTGTTTTTTCGCTTCAGGCTGTTGCTGGTTCTCCTGTGGCAACGGCGTTGGAATCTGATTCTGGATGGGAGCTGGTGTAAACATTAGAGTTCTTTTTTTCTTGTTCCTCTTC